AGCATTTAAATCTATACTGGCATCAGTAGAGCCTTCTGGTACACCATAGAGTCTAAGTTTTCCGATGGATGGTGGATTTGTTGTATTTGTGTATATAACAGGAACATCTCTGATTTGTACTGTTCCTTGTGAATAATATAAACTTACAAATGGAGTAGATACAACACCAACACCTGAAGTTGAATCTGTTCCTTTTTTGATGCTATTTTTAAAATTTAATGTAGTAGTTCTTGTTGACGGTAAAAGAGTATATTGCAAACTTAAATCTGTTATAGAATTTATGCTATAACCAGCATATGACTCTACAGTAGAATTGACATCACTATATTTTAAACTAGAACCAAATGATCCAATTGGATATATTGCTTCTAAATCATTAATTATACCATTTATTGCTGTTGTGGGATCTGTTGTGGCATTAGTGCCATACTGTGTATTTAATGTGAAATTTACAGTCATTGCCTTCGGTGGAATATACTCTGGCAAGATAGTAACAACTGATCTTTCCTTTATTTTTGCAATAGCATCTTTTATGATTGCATTATCACTAGTTGCAATATTAGCAGCAGTGAATAATAATCTTCCATATATTGGAGGTGAGTTTTCCTCACCACCCCACACATTAATGTTCGTAAATCCCATCTGAGACAAGAAACCATAGTAATCAGATTTGGTTACTAGGCGTTGTTGTGCTGAGAATACGCTTGGTGCTATTCTTCTTGCCTCATCTAAATCAGGAGAATCCATACCACCAGATGCTGGTTGTACATTTATAACAGAACTTCCATTAGGAATTATCACTGGAACAAAAGTAGCCGCGGCATTTGCATTTGAACCATTTGAAGAAATGTATTGAATCTTTACTTTATCTCCAGCAACCAAATTTGCAGAAGAACTTGATGTGATTCTGAATTTAACTATAAAACCGGCTGTGGTTCTTTCTAAACTGTATAGATTTGATGTTGGTTCTATGAATGCACCACTATATGTGTCTACTCTTGTCCAGTAATTATAGATGGCATCAGTGGTTCGTTGTACTGCTATTTTGAGTGTTCTTATGTCCATGTTCAGATCAGGAATAAATATCTTCTGATCTGGGAAATCAAAGCCATCTCCACCATAACTCAATTCTGTTTTTACACCCTCATACATGGTGAAATAGTCGGTTTCATTGGATGGAGCAGATGAACCACCAACTGGAATAGAATCTATATTCCAAAACTGGTATCGTAGACCTTCTGGGGTTACTCCATAAACGCTGACTGTAAATGGATCAATAACTGAAGTACTAGTAACGCTTCTCAATTTAATTCGTGTGATAGCACTTGTTTTGGTTGGTAAAACATATCCTAATGGTTTAACCAACGATACAATCGATCTTTCTAACTGCGCGGAGTCCAAAAAGGACTCGTTAGAGATCATATTTGCAAAGTGAGCGTAATATAAAGTGTTATATGACAGCAAATCCAATAGAAAGTTAACAGCAGAACCTTCAAAGTTAAGATCCTTTACGGTATCTTGCTTCTTTAGGTAATCAACCAAAGAAGTCCGTATGCTGTCGAAGTCTAGTTCTGATAGGTTAATTTGTGCCATATTTTTATACCGTTAGTACAAGTGTTTGGGTTAGGAAGTTTTGTTGACCATTATTTAACTTATACTTTATATTTATTTTGGCATCAGCCTCGCTTGTATCTTCAAGCGGATACAAGACTTCTACAGAATCTACTATTATTCTTGGTTCTATTTCTTCTAGAATCGTTTTTATATCTTTTTGCAAAAACGCAATATCAACTGGAGATGGGTTGTCAAACAACAAATCAACAGTTCCGGTTCCAAAATAATTATTGAAAGGACGCTCACCCTTTCGAGTCAGAACAATGTTCTTTATCGATTGAATAATCGAAGAATTGTTGGATACAAATGATATGTCTCCGGTGTCTACATTCTTTTTAAAGAAGATGTCTAAGTCCCTATATTTCATTGATGCCTTATTGAGTATTTAGTTTCAATTTAGTGGCTCTGTCATCATGATTTGTAGATTCTGAGTCTCTTATTAATAAGACATCCATAAGATGCTTTGTTCTTGCAATATCGTGGTTAATTGCAGACACTAACCAAATTCCTGTATATCTCTTATTTCCCATATTGAGTTTGACTTTCATTCCTGGTCTTAGAGTAAAGTCACCATTTAGTTTGATTGCTATCTTATTGGCATTAATTTGCATCATCTGAGCATTTCTATACAATGGACGCTCCGGTGGAGTGTTCCAGAATGTGCAATATGTCTGAGAATACTTAAGATAATCTAAGAAATTCTTACCAATACATGGGCAGTTGCAGTTTAGTGGGTTCTTGGTATCTCCCCACACACAACCCAACCAATCCTCCCCAAGTACATCTTCTATGAGAGTACATTCTTTTATTTCCTCTTCTAAGTCTTTGATTTCCTTGAATGTTGGTTCAGGACCGGTTATTCCCATAGTTAATCGATCTGGACGCAATTCTTGACATGGACAATTGCAAAGTGGATTGTTTTCTGGGCATGATCCATTATCTACTGGATTTGGATTCGAGCATGGATAACCAGCACAAAGCGTATCAAGTTGAATGCTTTCTCTAGACATTACCACAAATTGTGCAGCAAAGTTTCTGTCAAAGGTAGAATCATCCTCTTCTAGTTCTGGACCAACGATTCCATATTCGGTTTCACCGGATATGTCGTTCTTCCAGACAGAGGCAGTTAATCCAGCCAATTGTGAATGTTGCCATATGGCAGAACCATAATAATAACCATAGAATGTAGTTTCATCTTCTGGTTTTATTCTATCATTTCTATTTTTGAGATCCATTTCAAAGAAAGCCAACCAAGGAACATCTTTAGTTTCATTTGGATAGTATGATGTATTTGATTTAAAGTAATCTGTAGATACTGGAAGTGGTTCTGCTTTTTCTGTTTGATAATAACCAAATACATTTCCGGGTAATAATATAGATCTTAGATCTTTAGGTTGATCTATTGTATAAGAGGTATATTCACCAGAACCTTGATCGGATGTGTATATTGTTTTTTCTGGCTGTGTTGCAAATGAATTTGCAAATTCTGTTTTAAGTAATCCATTTTGAGAACTTGCACCGAATGGACGAATGTTGCTAATTTCAAAATATGAAGTTGGTAATGATAATGGATTTGTTCTTGTTACAGATTGTGCTAAATCATGGTAGAACACCTCGGAGAGAGTTCCATAACCATAAACATATGCCCCAGAATAGTTAGAAGAAATTATTGTAGCATTTCCAGACAAATCAACTGATATTCTATTTTTGTCTGTATCGGATACTTCACGGCTACCAAAATAACTTCTTGAAGCAATTAAAGTATTATAATAATTTCGATTTGTGTACGGACTGTAATATGCATTTTGATTATAGATCTTTAAATTATTACCATATGAAATTGGATTTTCATCAGTAAAACGATATGCTGAACTATCGAGATATGAATCAATATTTGTATTGCCATAGAACAATCTTCTGGCATATCCTTTTTCTATAACATGATAATCTTTATTATTAACTAGTGCTTTATTTTCTGGTTTTAGATTTTGCTTCTTTTTCTTTATTCTCTTTACTGCAACATCGAATCCATATGGATCTTGTCCTAAAACAGAGATATTGTAATCTACAGATTTTGTTCCAAATGGACCAGCAGTTAAAAGAATGTGATATGGTAAATAGTACTCTGATCCCGGAGTATCATAGAATCCTTTAGGGAAGTCATATAGAGTATTTGTGCCAATTGGTTTCTGGAACTCTACTCGCACAAAACTCTCAATCTCTTCTAGTATTGTTTCAATTGGTCGTTTTGGTTCTTCGTTATCTTCTGGTGGTTGAACATCCATAAAGTTTCTAGAATTTAGATATTCAATTGGATTAAAATCTTCAAGTCTTTCAGCACCAAATGGCTGCAATACACAAATACCAGAATCAAACTGAGAAAGATATGCATTTCCATTATTATTGGTATAAACTGTGTCGTAATCAAAAATGTAATTTGTTACAACTTTATCTTCACGATCACATGGAAGTTTCTTTGTTTGTGTTACTGTCAGAGAATTAGAAGAAATTTCAATAGTTACAGTCCATCCTTCTGACTCTAATCCGGCAACATTTATTGTGTTTAATTTATTTGTAACTACTTTAGAAAGAATAGCATCTTTCTTTAAATTATTTGGATCTTTATCATTAAATGAAACATTGCTGAATGCTGTTGATGTGCTATTTTCATTTTTAACCCGTGCAGCATTACAATTGTATTCACCAGTATAAATTCCCGGAATAAAATTAAACACGCTATTGGTTGTAGTTACAGTTTTTATTCTGAGTGTGATATAGTATAGAAATAACTTATATGGATCAGAATCAACTGCTGAACCAGAGTCAGGTCCACCTGCTGGATCAAATAATGAGAATGCTGGATTTACTTCGTATCCAATATCAAAGTTATAGCCAGAATCATAATGTGGATGCTTTATCTTTGGATCGATTGTACTGTCATTATTATAGAAAATTTCATAAGGATAATACGAAGTCGCGCCAATAGGAAATCCTTTAAAGTCAGCAGTCACACCAGCACCAAGCGTAGATAATAATTGAGTTACTACAGACTTTTGTGCCAATTTTTCATACTTGCTTCCACGAATTGGGACTCGTTTTATTGACTTAATATTGAACAGATTTTTCTGAGAATTATCGGCAGTAAAACCAATTTGACTTGAGATAAAGAATGCTTTTCTATTCTTATATTCTTCGTATACTTTTGTGAAGTTTTCTTTTTCTGTGTTGATTATTTCCACCATAGAATCAAAGTATGGAGAAGCAAGCAACTCTGTTCTATTTGAAATGGGATCATCATAATACTTTGTTAAGTACTCTGTTTTCTTTTCTTCTGTGCAAAAACATTCTCTTCCACCTTCACCCGTATATGAAAAAGTATCCGATGGTTCACAAAAACCATATGGCTCTGTTTGTGTTGGATCACAGATGGGAATTGCATTTGCTACTTGTTTTGCGTTCTGCATTCTAGTAATTGAGTTTTGTATTGTTTCTTTTGCAATATCAATTCTCTTTAATTCTAGATCATACAGATATTTGGTTTGTATATCTGGTGTTTCACGCATATACATTAGTTCACCAATTGTCTTATTAAATGGCTCAGACTCAAAATCATAACTCAAAGATAAACCTGTTGGGAATATTCCGGTAATACCAGCCGATATACCACCAGTAGAACCAGATACACCAAAGAATGGAATATAGTTGACCATATCACTAAATGCACCAGCAGCCACAACTCCATACTCTGGAGTAAATACAACATCTTCTAATGCAGTGATGTCTTGATAACTAGTATCACAGCAAATGCTACAACGATATACTTTCCATTTTTCCTTTAGATTTTTCTTGTTGGCATATTCTATTTTTTTATCTTTGATCTTTTGTTTAATTTCTTTTTGAATCTTCTTGCAGATTTCTCCGTCAAGATCAACTTGATCAAACATTGGTTGCCACGACACCATTCCATCTCGGTTAGACAATGTGTAGCCATGGTGTTCCCATTCTACAGTTTTATCTCTATTACTATAACTCGGAGAGAAATAACCAGATACATTGTCGTTTATAATATTGGCAACTGTTGGCTTGGTGTCAGTGCTTGTGTCGAATAAAGGATATTTTTCTACCTTTAACCATTTATAGTAATCTTTGAAATAATCATAACTTATTTCGCTAAATGCGTGTGATTCATTATAATCAAGGTATTCTCTGTATGGTTGATCCCATTTTGGTTCAATCAAATAATACTTCGATGCTATAGCATTCGACTCAAACAGTCTTAAGAAATTGGATTCTTGTACTGTTTCTAATGTGTAAACATTTTTAGTCTGAGTCGGAATATTAGTTACTTCATATTCTCTGACTACAGATTCCTTTAGCAAAGATTCAATACTTCTGAAGTTCCATCTGTCCAGATCTTGCCAAAATAAGAAATTGCATGCATATTGATTTTCTTCACCAACTGCATATTCTGCCAAAAACTGCATTAATTGTGCTGCTTTAATTGGTCTTGTTAATTTACCCCAAGGATACAGAGACTGATTCTGTTTGTACCAGATCCAGTTTCCAGTTGGCTCAATAAACATTTCTTTTTGTGTGGTATCAGTATTAGTTTTTCCTGTCTTGAAAAACTCATTATTGATCATATTAACAAGACCAACTGGCGTATCCTGATTCTCACTTTGTTTAGATGATGCAATTTTTGTAATAATATCCGCGCCGGTTAATCCAGCGAGTTCTTTAAATTCTCTATAAGTAAGCAAATAATGTTCGTATGAGCAGAACTGTATTTCCAGTTTTACCTTAGTAACATTTACATCTTCTTTGATTCTATTGCCTTGAATTTGATCATCAGATGCTTTTACATTGTAAATTTTAAAACGCAAAGACTTATACGAATTTGGAATTTGCGGATTTTCCATCTTAACAACTAAATCTTCAAATCCATTGAAGTTTATTTGTTCCATAGTAGAATTTAAATCACGAATAGTCATTCTACCAACAACAGAAGCCTCAAACATTCCTTCAACCATTTCCATTGAAACATAAGAAAGATTTGAAGCATTTGGTATAATTTGATAAACTTCCCCAGAATTTCCAAGGATTTTTATCTCATAAATCTTTAAATTGTAAACATCTTGTATTATTTGATCGGCTTTTGCCATATTCAACCAGTTCTAAAAATTGTATTTGCAGGTGTTGTTGGATCACTGAACATCATTTTTGCTTTATCTTCCAACAGTGGAGCAACTGAAGAATTTATAATATTCAACTTGATCTTCTCACCATATTCATTTAATAGTCTTTTATCATTTCTCAATACACTGATGTTATTTACCGTCTGATTATTTACAACCTTGTATATGAGAGTAGTTTGAAAATTTGTTTTATCATCATCAGTGCATGTATCTATTTGTATTTCCGACTCTGATACTATTTGACTTGTAACAGTAAGAAATGGATTTAAGACATTACCAAAACTTCCATATATTGCACTAGGTGCTTCTAAATATGGTTTAAATCCAAAGCAGGTAAATTCTTGAGTTGGTTCGGCAGTTGTTGAACAATATGTGTTCAGATCGGTGGTAGTACCATCCGAGTATATTCTCGTTATGGTAAATGTTCGTGATGCCAGATCTGTGGTTGGTAAATTGAAATTTTCTTTGATTACGAGTTCTTTGTAGAATGGATTCCATGACTCAATTACACCATATGATCCTTCTTCAAAATATAGAATATCATTTGGAATGATGTCTGCATTCTCATAAATGTAATAAACTAACTTACCAGAGAATTTGTCTAGTTCTTCACCAAAACCAGCCTGAGAATATGGCCAGTCTGTGTTTACATCATAAACATTATTGGCAAGCATAAGAAGCCAATAGTAATCAAATGTTCCGTACTTTGTAAATGACAATCTCTCTGGTGTTAGAACTGTATCACTTGTTTCTTCATAATACAATTCTGTACTTTTGAAGAAATTTTTATTTAATCCTATCCGCGTGAATATATCAGCGACTGTATATTCACCGGAGGAGAATTTGTACTTTATGGTTGGAATGAGATTGAAATATATCATTTTAGATTATTGTGTCAAAACCGGCAGATGATCTACTAAACAATCCTGAACCTTTGTATGAGGCATATGCTGGTTCAATTTCGGAGAATGATAAAGTTATATCTAAACCTAAGAAATAATTATTAGTTGTTATAACTGGTGCAGTGCTATCCATTCTATTGATACTGCAATTTACCAACACGCTAGGTTGAATGTGGTTTTTAAGAACCATTGATTTATCAGATCCTGAACTGGGAACTATTTGTATTTTCCACATGGGAGGTGGAGATGCTTTATTTAATGATCTTGTTTCTAAGAATGGATATAGACTAGTCTGGAATTGATCTGCAATATAGTCTAAGTTCTCTGCATCCTGCGCGTTTTTTGCATACAGCGAAAATGAAAACGCATGAACTCTTTTTGCGGCATTCTTAAACATCAAATCGCTATGTGAGATATCCTGTAATGCTGCACCTTTAATTCCGCCAATAAAATTCATAACATTGTTTACGCTCAATCCACCCATCGGTGATATTGGTAAATTACCCAAGACAGCAGAAAGTTTGCCAACACCACCACCGCTAAACATGTCACGAATACCCTGACCAATCATTTCAGTACCACTTGGTTCCACATCTTCATAGTTTGCGGAGTTTGGGCTGCTATAGCGTTGTAGGGGAAGAATGATAGCACCATTTGCACCTACAGCCTTTGCTTGAACTCTTGTATTAGGTAGAGTGCTAAAATTTTGTGGTGCAAATTTAACCCAAACAGCAACTTGTCTCTGATATCTACTAGTAGAGGGAAATGTAACATCAGATGGTAGAGGCATTTAAGTTCCTATGGCGTATAAGAGTAAGTATAAACCAAAAAATCCGCACAAATATGTTGGCAACCCAGACAACATAATATGTAGATCACTGTGGGAACGAACATTCTGTAAGTATTTAGACGAAAATACGAATGTTATTCGTTGGTCGAGCGAAGACCTCCAAATTCCATATATTTCCCCAATGGATAATAGACCACACATGTATTATCCTGACTTTTTATTTGAAGTAAAAAAGGATTCTATTGTTGAGACTTTAGTTGTTGAGATAAAACCAGACAAGCAAACAAAAGAACCAGTGCGTGGAAATAAAAGTAGTAAGACTTTCCTAACAGAAAGCCTACAATATCAGATAAATAAATCTAAGTGGGATTCTGCCAAACAATTCTGTTCAAAACAGGGGTGGAAGTTCATGGTTTTGACTGAAAACAACATATTCAAAGGAAAAACTTAATGACATCACCACTATATTCCGGGACTCCCGGTGGAATCATGGAATACATTTCCCAACAAAAGGGAATACAACTTTCCACCAAATTCCGTGTATCTATTTCTAGACCAAATGCTGACTCTGTGGAGTTTTTATGCGATATGGCTCAAATCCCATCGCGTAAAATTAGAGCGTATAATGATTTTATGTCAGGTGCTGCTGCACCTATTGGTATTCCATACGGTATAGACTACAACAGCAATGTATTTCAGTTCGTAACCGAAGAGTCTTGGGTGAGCAGAAAGTACTTTGAAAATTGGCAATCTGGTTTTTTTAAAGATTCGAATGGAAACTCAAACGAATACTTTAACAGAGTAGACTTTTTAGAAAATATAGCAGGAGATATACAAATTGTAGCATTATCTGTTGGAGGACCTGCTGGAAATCCAACAACCAATGCTACTATTCTGTTGCAAGATTGTATTCCATTAGAAATTGTTCCAACAAAATTTGATGAGTCTGCATTTAATACACCGCTCCGTTTTATGGTGAATATGTTCTATGCAAGGGCTGCATATAGATAATTGTGAGGAAATTTAATTATGCTTAAAGAATTATTGATTGAAAAGACACCAAAATATACTGAAATTTTACCATGCAGCCAAAAACGAGTCACTTATAGACCATTTGTAGTTCGTGAAGAAAAGAATTTGATGATTGCGAAGGAAACTTCGTCATTCGACAATCTTATGACTACTGTTCAAGAGGTAATAAACTCTTGTACCACGGGAATTCCAGAAGACGACTGTAAAACTCTTCCATTTTGTGATTTAGAGTATCTTTTTCTCAAGATAAGAGAAAAATCACTAGGAGAAGTAGTAGATTGTATCATCACATGCCCAGTTACAGGTGAAAGAATACCAACAAAGATAGATTTACAGAAAACAAAGATATCAAACAAGAAAATAAACAACAAAGTAAAACTTGATGCTTCAATTTCTGTAGTAATGCAACAACCAACCCTTGAAACTTACTTAAAACTGAATAAATTTCAAATTAAGGAAGAAGAAGATGGCATTATTGAACTTTTGGCTCTCTGTGTCAAGGAAATACAGGCTGGAGATGAGACTTATTATGCAAAAGATGTGCAAGAGCAAGAAATTACTCAATTCATCGAGTCTTTAACATCAAAGCAATTCAAAAGCCTACTGGGATTCCTAAAAGAAATACCAACAATCGAACAAAACATAGATTATGTCACCAGTGATGGAACAAAACGCAATCTAACCTTACGAGGATTTACCGATTTTTTAGAATTATTCTTGGTTATGCAGATTTAAGTGCGCTTTTTAAGATAAATTTTCAAATTTTCTTTGAACATAAAGTACCTTTAGATCAAGTTGAAAGAATGATACCGTGGGAAAGGAACCTTTTTGTTGATATGATGAGAAAGCACATAGATGATTTGAACGAAAAACTAGGTAACTAAGAAAAACTATGAAAACAACTCATCAAAAACAAATAAAAACCTTCCTAAAGAAAGAAGCAGAAAAAATCTATCTTCCATTTTTGAAATCATTTTCAAAAAGTGGGAAAGTTGCTCAGGTTTTTCAAAAAATGATTGATGTTTTGCCAACCATAAAGAAGGCAAAATCAAAAAATGAAGAATTAGATAAAAAAAATCTATCTCCAGTTCAACTTAATGAGACAACTCGCAAATTTAGTAACCCATTAGTTCTAAAAGCAAGTCAAACCGTTGTTAAACTACCACAAGTTGATAAAGAAAAACTTGTTTCGATGGTTAAAAACAAAGAAATAACCAATAAATTACAATCTTTTGGTAAAAACCAATATGTTTTAACTATTCCTGCATATGAAGATGGGAAAAATGTAAAAGATGCATTGAGTAATTTGATAAATGTGACATCTCCAAAACAAATGGCTCGTATAGAACAAGAAGCAGGAAATTCGGCTATAAAAGACACAAAAAGAAATTATGAAATAGCAAAAGCAGATGCTTTAGTTGCCGCTTCAAAATCAAATAATGAAATATCAAAATCAGAAGTTGAACCACCAAAATCAACTACTGCTAAGTTAGAAGAAAATGCAACTAAAGCAGGTGGTTCTTCTGGGGCAAAAATAACAGTTATAGGAGATAAAGCAAAAGAAGCATCTCTTGTTGGAGAAAAACAAGGAGAAGTAGAGGCAATAACAAAAACTGCTGTTCTTCCTGAAAAGAAAGTCGAAGATGCAGCAGAAGCAGCATCTGCGGTACAAGCAAACGCAGCAACTCCAGAAGAAGCAGGATCTGGTGCAAAACGAGGCGGCGAAGCATTAGCAGATATGGCTTCAACCGCGCTATCGTTTGTGCCTGGTCTTGGAGCCGTTGGTGGTGCCCTAAAAGGTCTTAAGGGAATGGGTGCTGTTGGAAAAATGGCTGGTATGGCAAAAGGAATGGGTGGAGGTTCTCCCCTGTCTGCTATTACTAAGGGTGGAGGAGGACTTGGAGGAGCATTAGGAGCAGCAGGAGGCGGTGGAGGAGGTATAGCGGGAGCATTAGGAGCAGCAGGAAGTGGTGGAGGAGGCCTCGGAGGAGCATTGGGTGCTGCTGGGGGTGCATCAGGTGTACTAGCAGGAGCCGCAGCCATGGCATCACCCGTAGGAATGGCACTAGCCGCTGCTCCTGCTGTTGGCGCAGCAGTTGGTGGATTAGCATCTGGAATTGGTTCTGCTATTGGTGGTATTGCTTCTGCATACGGTAGTATTGGTGGTGCATTGATCGGTGGAATATTTGGTAATGGTAAAGAAAAGGAATCAAAACCAGTGGTAGTTCAGGGCAATGGAGCAGCACCAATGTCTGTTACCAATATCACATATCAGTATGACATATACCGAAAGACAGCGGACGATTCGTTTATGTTACCAAACTATAGAAGAGAATACGGTTAAATGAAAAAACCCCCATTTCTGGGGGTTTCTTCTTTACTCATCAGCCAACTTCTGGAAGTAGGAGAGGCTGTCCATTTCCTCACCCGGTTCGTCAGTTGGAGCCGGTTCCTTCTTCTTTGGTGGTGACTTGCTGCGACTGGGAGCATCAAAAGGGTTTTGGGTTTCCTCATCTTCCGCGCGAGTCTGATTCTCCATTACACTTGAACGGATATCATCGCCTAGGGTGCTGTACAACTTGGTCTTGAGATCACCATATTCCTTGAAGTTCTTTGGAGCAACAAACTCTTGGAGAGAGTATTGCTTGTTCCACAGAGCCTCCAACTTGGCATCATCTCCACCAAACAGCGGTGAGGTTGGAGCAAACTCAGACTTATCATAGTTGGTATAACCCGCAACCTTGCGAATCTTCAACTTGAAATCTGCGCCAGTCCAAAAATTAAATGGATCGATTGCAGCCTCATCCTTGAACTCAGGATACATGGCTTCCTTGATCTTGTCGAAGATCTTAACTCCGTACTTGAAAAGGAACACCTTGCCCTCGTTATGAGGGTTGGCTTCATCCTTGATAACAAGGATATTGGAAACATAAGTCAACTTGCGCTTACGCTCACGGGCAATGTTCTTGTCGGATTCAATACCGCTGTTCCATAGTTCGTTGTTCAGTTCACAAACCGGGCACTTACCACCGTTAGTAGTGAGGCAGTTCTCAATGAACCAACCAGACTTGCCTTGGAATGCGTGAGAATAAACCTTAACGAATGGTAGTTCTTCATCCTTTGGTGCTGCAAGGAAACGAATAACGGCGTAACCATTACCAGACTTATCTGGCTCGGGACGCCACAAACGATCATCCTTGTAATCCTTCTTACCGTCAAGACTCTCTAGAGCCTTAGTAAGATCGCTGATGCTTGTCTTTGCCTTCTTCTTAAAATCGCTGAATGACATACTTTTCCTTTGTGGGATCTACCCACGATTGATGTTAAAGACGGGAACTACCCGCCACGAACATGATATGTATTATATCAAGTGTTCGTTAAATTGGAAGTCTATTTTTGTTTTTTGGTAGAAGATTAATCTGCCGTCCTTCTTCTTGAATCTTCTCTACGATGGGTTTTGTAAGATACTTGGCTGCTGCTTCTGGCTCAATTTTCATATCTTCAGTTACTGCCAATACAGCATCAAGATAACTACCATTCCACTTTTTAACATGATTTTCAATTCGTTTACAAAACTGTTGTTGTTTTTCTAGATCAAATAACATTTTTAGTCCTAATTCTATAGTTATACATACTTTTACTTAACGGAGATCTTTAATGGCAGACACTACACCAGACCTACCAATTGATATTTCAGGAAACACTGCGAGTATAGCAACAGACTACCTTTATGTCAATGGTGTATCCGCAGCAGCAGCACATGCCCAACTCGTGAAAATGATGTGGGGAACTAGCGGAGAAGCATATAGAGTTTCTCAAAGCACACCACTTCCTGTTAATATTTATTCAACCAACCCAAGTACACGTTTGGGTATTACTGGCACCATCTCTGGTGCTGTGACTGTTACAAATACTGGAACAACTGGAAGTTTTGTGTATGTTAAAGGAAGTACTGGTTATCAACTACCAGTTACTGGCAATGTTCAAGGTGTGACTAATGGTGTTCTAGTTGGAATTACAGGAACCGTTACTGTAGCACAACCAATAATCATCGGTGGAGCAGGATCTACTGGTGTTACTATTCAGCCAGTCGCAATTACTGGTGGTAGATATCTAAGATCAACTACAGACACCGTTAGTGTTACTGGTTCTGTTTCTATCAGTGGTGGTAGATATCTAAACGCAGTTACTGATACAGTATCTGTTCTAGGATCTGATCTTGGTGGTAAAGTTCTAACCAAGATGTATGATTCTTCTGGTGCTACATTAAATTCAACATCAAATGCGTTAAATGTTTATTTAACTAATGCAGGGTTTACTGCAACAGTAAATATTGGTGCAGTTGTTGGTGTGACAAATAGCGCATCTGGTCCACTTTATGTTGTTGGTGTTACAAATGGTTATCCAGTAACAGTAAAGGGTGAAAATGGAAATGCAGTTGAAGTAACTGCAACAACTCCACTAAATGTAAATGTAAGCAACGAAGTAAACATTGATGATGCAGCAATCGTAAACGCTCTTACTCTTGATACAAATCCACTGATCGGAAAACTAACAACGATCAATACAAACACTGCTGTTCTGTCTTCAATCAAGACAGACATTACTAATGGTAATCTCAGAGCAAAAATCTCAGAGATCACCAGACCAAAGACAGTTTCCAGTGGTTCTAAGAACATCACTCCTTCCACCACACAAGTTGCAACAAATGTTCCACTACTAGTTGGTGTAACAATTAAAGCCAGCAGCGCAAATACTGATGCAGTTTACATCGGTGGTGCTAATCTCCTAACAAACTCAACTGATGGTTATCCTCTGGAAGCCGGAGAAAGCCTATACATCGAATGCAGCAATGTAAATTCACTGTATGCTAGATCAGTAACTGGTACACAAATACTAAGTTACATCGGTTCATAATATGTCAGGATTAAGAAGAAATACCAAACGAACATTCACTCAAAAGGACACAAGATCATTCTATCTTGTGGCTAATGATGTGTTCTTTGGCTTGGTATTTGCTTCTACTCAGAATTATTACTATAAAATCAATAGAACTTTAGTAAGTAAGCCATCTGTTCTTTTATATGACAGTCAGACTAAAGTAATAATTGATTATAGTAATTCTAGAAATGCAGATGATTTGTCATTTGTGTCTTCATTCTTCAATTCGTTAGAATCTGGAATGACTTTTTCTGTTGCGAGTGCAACCTATCTTGAAGATGGATCAAATGTAAAAGCAAATCTATCTGGAATCTATACCTTTCAATCATTTGAGCAGGGAAAGATAGTTCGAGCAGATATAGTTTCGGCTACAACTGTAAGCACTAAAAAAGATTCTTACTATTCTAAGTTCTTTACAGATACACCACAGATAGCAAAGGCTTCTGGTTCTGTTTCTTCTGTACAACAAAGAAAAAACATAATCAAAAACACTTTATCAACTGGAATGTATTCTTTTAAGAGATTAGGTTTGCGCGTAGGAGATTATATTGATTTCTCTGGTACAGAAAATAATAAATGGAAGAAAGTGAAAGTACTTGATCTATTTACTGATACCGATGGTTTTGAAGTAATAGAAGTAGACGCAACAATAACAAGTGAAAATCTAATCGGTGAACCAATTTTAGTTAATTTATACCTCCAAGGTGAATCCGATACTAATGTTGACGGTAATGACAAAACATACGGAACATGTTTGCTGCGTTTTAACACCACAACAACTTCTTGTATTCCATGCCAAAATGCATTTCTTTGTGACAAAAGAACAAAACAATTAAACGCATTATCTTCAATCTATACAGAAGATACAACATGCGAAGATACTGATATACAAACAATAGTCAATGCTCTTAGTTCACCAGTAACTGGTATAACTGGTAATCCACAACTAATAGTAGCAAATGTATCAGTTGTTGACAATCTACAAGCAGTAACCTCAGTTAGACCTAAAACTAATTTCGATACAATAACAACAAAAGTTCAAAATAAAAAGATAACACAAAATGGTGTTGCCTTAACTGATTATTCTTTGACACTAAACACAACATTTAAGATGTTGCTGAGTGATCCATCATTCTCTGGTTATTCTATGGTTTTCTCCTCAACCGATCCAGTAAAAGGTATAACCGAAATAACAGATAATGTTATAAAGAGTGGTCTGCCTGGTTCGTCTAGTTCTTATATCGCAATCCAGTCTGGTACAACTGCTAAAACGATATATGTTACTTCTTCGGATAAAAAATTAGGCTTCAAAATAACAATTAAATAAAAAACCCGCTTATTCAGCGGGCTCTGTTGGAGATTCGTTGCGCTCTCCTCATGTTTTCTTTATCACCAGAATCAACCATCACAAGTTCTGGTGCTGTCTTATGGTTCCAATCCATAAAACCAACTAGGGGTTTAGCATCAGAACACTTTACGCATTTTGTTGCGTAGGGTAGTACTTCTAGACGAGCCATCGGAATCTCACAACCACAAGTTTGACAATTCATACTTCTTTCTCCACACACTTTACAAGTTTACGCTGAATTGCATAAGTACCATCAAGATGCATTCTACGCTGCTTGATGAGTTGCCTACCAAGTCCGCGCTTTGCGATTTGATGAACTAACTGCTTACGAAAAGCATTACCTTGCGACTCTGCTTCCATATCAATGCTGTCCCACTTGCGTTTTGCCATAGTGGGATTATTATATCAGGATATCAGGATAGTGTCAATAAAAATAAAAACCCGGTTTTTCAGATGCGGGAAAACCGGGAAACCCCACTGCTTTAAGCAGCCATTGCCATATAGTTGGCAATTATATTTGCAACTGTTTATTTACGACACTTGTTACCCGTGTCGGGTATCTCCTTCTTCAATACTTTGCGCCAGTCGAAACCATTTCGGCCCCGTAAGGGTGGTTAGGAAGGATTTGTGCTTTAGCCCAGATCACCTTCTGCCCGGCTTTGTCAGAATCTACTTCGGGTGTGAAGTCCGAAGCCGGTTCTTATCGAACACTGTTTTACGCCGGTACGAGTCTTCTCAACACTGCGTGTCCCTACCACGCCGCTAACCGAATGGAGCCGAGGGGAATCGAACCCCTGTGCTGTTCGCATTTCTATTCACTATCAACAATACCAAAGATCATTGTATTTCATAATAATATTTATCACTATTTTCTGTTATCCACTTTGGAGAGTTTTCAACCGACCATTCGTGTGTATTAATTTTCCGTTCAATTAGCATCTTACCGTAACTGGCGGTAAACGACGGATCTCTTACTATAATTCTATTATTTGGTTGTATTGCGTAGTTACCATTATCTAAGTGAATAACATGACCACACTTATGTTGTCCGGGTTTTTCTGAAAAACCATGATCGGTATTGTTTGGATCACCGGACGCCCAATCTAAAGTAAACAAATAAGTACCAGTAAATTTTTCTTTGTGTCTACTAGTATATTCTATCTTTTTATTCTTTAAAACTTCAAAAACAGTAACACTTGGATAATAAGAAAAACTATCCCAAAGAACCAAATCAATCAATTCTTGTTTTGGTGCATCTGATTTAGAGCAAAAAGCAGATATAGGCATTCTCCACCAAATACCACCATCTTCCATCATAAAATGAAATAATGGAACCTTACCCGGAATGCTTGACATACCAAAAATCAAACAGGGAAATGTTTTATCAAAGGAGTCTTCTAGATTACGAAGATATTCTCCTCGTACTAGACATTCGATTGGAGGCAAATTTATATTAAACATAATGCGAGCGGAAGGATTCGAACCTTCGTAGACAAATGCCAGCAGATTTACAGTCTGCTCTCGTTGACCGCTTGAGTACACTCGCAAGCCGCGTAGCGAGGGGCTTGCACCCTTTATCTCACTTGTCTTTTACAACAGACAAGTCTAGTCATCATCACACAACGAACTACGCGAAAAGCGGGAGAAGGGGATCGAACCCTCGACAATTGGTTTGGAAAACCAACACTCTACCACTGAGTTACACCCGCAAAGTTTATTTATTCACAAATTACTTTAACTTTGAAGTAATCATTCCGATCATCTTCTAGGATTTCAAGTTTCTTGACGATCCCATAGTTCTTATGACCAAGTAAAGGATCACCAACACAAATAAATGGACCACCTTCGAAGTCAACCATCCAAAGATCTGCTCCATTCTCATCACTACCACAACGATGATATAGAGATTCACCTTCTACGATAAAAGAACCATCACTGTTTTCAGTGATTGTGCGGAGTTGTCCATACCGAGACTTAAAACGATCTGTAATCATAATTAGAAACCTTATCACAATATTGATTCATGATGATTGAACTTGCACATCCAACATTAATACTACGAACCGATCCATATTGTGGAATATACACCACATCATCACACATGTCAAGTACATCTTGTGGAATACCAATTTGTTCTTGGCCAAAGATCATAATGTAATGAGTGATTGGGTTGAATTCAAATGAATTCACATTCTTAGCATGAGGAACATTATCAATTCCAATTATTCGAACAGATCCTCGGCTTTGTTCTTCCCGAATGTATTGACCAAGATCATCAACAGACCTAACATGACGAAAATTGGTATAATGGTGAGTACCGACAGTACCACGCCGATCATACTTTTTGTTGCCATAGATGATTACTTCTTTCGCAAGGAACGCATTAGCGTTGCGAATAACGGTCGCAATATTAAAATCATTGCCAATATTACAGCAGACAACTGAATAATTGCCACGCTTAGTATCAAGATCTGCTTTAATAGCATCGGTGGTCCAATAGTGATAATGATCGATGATGTTTCGATTTTCCATAATAAA